CCAGCGCCTGCCCTACACGGTGGAGTGGCGCCCGCTCTGGTCGCTCAGCGAGACCGAGCAGGCCCAGCGCGACCTCGCCCGAGCCCAGCGCCGCGCCACCGATCTGGGCGCCCGTGTGATCGACCGAGCCGAGGCCCGCCGCGAGCCCGCGGTGCTCGAGCTCTACGGCCCCCTGGATCCGGACGCGCCCGAGGAGGGACCGCCGGGCTCCGAGCCGCTGGACAGCGACGCTCCGCTGGCCGACGCGCCGGACGACGGCGTGATGCCGGAGGGCGTGGTGTCGCTCGTGTCCACGCCGCCCAGCACGGCCCGACCGCCGGCCGACTTGCTGACCGAGGAAGAGGCCTGCGCGGCCGCCCGGATCAACGTGCGCCGGCTCCGACGGCTCATGCGCTCCGGGGCCCTGCCCTACTGGGATTTCGGCGGGGAGTGGAAGGTCTCGGCGGCCGACCTGGCCGCCCTGGGATCTAGCCACCACGTGGCCCCCTAGTGGCCAACGCTCCGCCGAACGTGAGCAGTGCGCGCTCGCGCAAATCGGCGTCGGTCCCCTCGGGCTCCGTGTCCGTTGCGGGGCGCCGCAGGATGGACGGGCCGCTGAGCCAATCGGCCGGGCCCCTGAACGACTCGCCCGTAGCCGCGAGATCCAACGTCGCCCGGACGCCCGTGGGGAAGGTGAGCGTCTGCGTGAGCACGGACGGAGCGACCACGAGCGTGGCAGCACCGGCGAGGAAGCGGCGGCGGGTGGCCTTCATGGCTTCACCCCCGGCAAGTGCGAGCGGCGCCACGATGCCACCGATGCGCGAGACGAACACCCGGCCATCCCGGGCCAAGTGCTCCGGGCGGGGCCGGGGGCACCGCGACGTGCCAGACGTACGCATGCGAGGGCCACGCGATCTTGACCCCGCCGCCGCAGCTTCTCGCCCATGACCGTCCAGGGGCACCCCGGGCAGCGCTGCAAGACGTCCACGGCGTGACCCAGGCGCCGTGCCTCACGGGCCAGCCGGCGCGCCCGCTTGCGTGACCGCGTGCGGTGGATGCTGGCTAGCCGCGAGCGCCTAGGGCCGATCCGGTGGCTCACGGCAATGAGCCATTCGGTGGCCTTCATGGCTCCACCCCCGGCTCGTCTGGCGAAGGCACGTACGGCCCCCACTGGGTCACGGCCTCCGCGATGTAGCTCCCACCGTAGATGCGGATGTATCGCTGGCAGGCATCCGGCGTGGTGGCCGTAGGCCGGTCAACGGTCACCAGCTCGCCGCACACCCAACGGCCGCCGCCGCCACGCAGGCGCACCCACCAAAACCCGTCTTGTCGATCGCTCATGCCTACCCACGCTAGCATGCCGGTCGCGTCTGTGCTAGCGTATTGCGAATGAACACGTACGCGAAGCTTCTTGATCACCTGCGGTCCGGCCCGGTGGGTCTAACCTTTCTCCGCGACGCCCTGGAGGATCTGCTAGAAGCCCTGGCCCGCGACCTAGGCCGCACGGTCGATCCGGCGACCCCTGAGGCCGAGGTTGCCCGGGCCGCCGCCGAGATCGACCGCTTGGCCCGGGCCGGCACGTCTTGCTTGGTCGTCGCCGCAGAGCCGCCCGCCCAGGCCATGGAGTCCCTGGTGGCGCTTGGCTGGTCCTGGGTCCCGATGCGCTCGGAGATGGTGCGCGACGGCGCGATGCCGATCCGGGTGGCCTGGACGTCCTCCGCGATCCGCGGTCCCAGCTGCGGGGCCCTCTGGCTTGTCGGCGCCACGCAAGCGATGGCCGCGGAGGCGCGCCGGGGCCTTCGCCGCCCGCCCGGGGTGACGATCACGACCGGCATGGTGGATCGGTCGGTTCCGGCGGGTGTCGAGCCCGTGATCCGGGACACCGACACGACCGATCCGCCAAGCGATCCCGAGCCCGTGCTGCCTCCGGGGTGCTCGATGCGGCCGGCTACCAGCCCGCCGTCATGGTGGGTCGTGCACGGGCTGGGCCACATGGTTGGGAGCGGATCGTCGCCAGATGCGGCTGCGCATGACGCGTGGGCGCTGTTCGGACGCTTCATGTCCCGGGAGGACTACGAGGCCCTGGTGGCCGCGGATCTCCGCGAGCTCGCCACAGCACGACGGCTCGACGACGCGCGCTTTGCCTTGGACGCCGCCGGGGTTGGGGACGGCGACATCGCGGCGAGGATCGGTGTTCTCGCATCGGATGCGACGCACTTCCAGGCCACGGCCGCACGGCTGCGCAAGGACGTAGCCGATGCCCAGGAGCGCGAGCGGCTGGCCTGGGCAGAGCGCGACCGAGCCTCGGAGCTTGCCAACGAAGCCGAGCGCCGCGTGGCCGCCATGGAGGCCGAGCGGGATGCACGAGCGCGCGACCGGCTCGGCCTTGAACAGCAGGCCCAGCGAGGACGCGAGGCGGAGCGCGAGCTGGCCGACGCGCGCGAGGGTTGGCTCAGGGCTGAGCGACGGGCCGAGCGGGTGGCCGACCTGGAGCGCCGCCTGGAGGCCGAGCACGACGCGACCCATGCGGCGGAGCTCCGAGCCGAGGCCGCGGAAGACCGTGTCCTGGAGTTGACGGCCGCGCGCGGCCATGCCCGCGAGGAAGCCGATCGTCTGCGCCTCCTGGCGAAGTCGCGAGCGGCCGAGATCCTCGCCCTACTCGACCAGGTCCGCGCCGCGGAGGGCGAGGCCGACCGAGCGAAGGCCGACGAACTCGTGGCCCGGCAGCGGCATGCTGCCCTGGGAGACCTGTACAACGCTGAGCGGGCCAGGTTGATCGCCGAGCGGGACGCGTATGCCCGCGACTGGGCGGAAGCCGTGGGCGAGTGCGACGCGGCCCGGGCCATGACCGAGCGGACCAACGAGCTCTTGGCCACGATCGAGCTGCGCGAGCGCGACGGATTGGCCCGCCTGACCGCCGAGCGCGACGAAGCCCTGGGCAAGCTCACCGCCGTGACCCAGGAGCGTGACAAGGCCTGGGCCACGGCCAAGCGGGCGGCCGCCATGCTGCCCCCGATCAAGATCTTCCGCTCGCCGGAGCCGGGCGTACGCGAGCGCGTCGTGTTCCCCGACGGCTCGGTATGCGTGGAGCGAGAGACCATGGACGACCATCGACGGCAGGGGCAGCCGTGGGTTGTCCTCTGGGAGGTCTCGCCGCCGTACCCGGCCGAGTCGATGGCGGCCGACTGGTCGCACGAGCGGCGGCGCGGCTGGGATCAGGCCCTCGCCGCGCTGACCCAGTCCCGCGATCGCGCGGGCGTCATGCTCCTGGGGCCCGAGGATCCCGACCATGACTAGCCCATGCCCGCTCTGCGGCTGCCCTGCCCCGGGCGGCCATGCCTGCTCGACCGTCCCGGCGCTCCCGCCCGTGCCGCTTGTGGTGGACCACCGGGGACGCCGGGCCCTGGTGGTGGCCGAGCCACCGGCCCCGCGTGAGCAGCGGGGTGAGCCGGTGCGCCGTCGCGGGTAGTGTGCTAGGGTGGTCGCGCTTGTAGCGGTGCCCTGGTCCGCTGGTAGATGGGGCGCGCAACACAGGCCAGCCTGTGCGCGATGGGTTCGACTCCGAAAAGCCGGACAAGCAAGCAAGGGCGGGACTCGCAAGGGTTCCGCCCTTCTCTTTGGTGCCGGGTAGTGTGCTAGAGTGGCCGCGCTGGGGAGCCAGCGCGAAGGTGGCCACCGGGCAGCGATCCAGCCGCGTCGTAGCTCAGCCGGGGAGAGCACCGAGATGATCGGAGGACGGCCGCACACCCAAGCGGCCCAGCGCGTGAAGGGCGGGACTTGTAAGGGTTCCGCCCTTCTTTTTGGTGCCGGTAGCCTCGCGCCCATGCTGGCCCTGCTGCTCTGGCTCCTAGCCCTGTCGCCCCGCGAGGCCGTGGCGTTCGTGACCCCGGTGGAGCACGAGCGCCAGGCCTTGCTGGCCATCGGCTGGCGAGAGTCACGGCTCCGCCGGGTCGGCCGCCACAAGGCCGATGACCGGCCCCGAGGGTGGACGGGCGACGGCAACACGGCGGCCCGGCGCGTCGGCTCCCGAGCCTGGGCCCGAGCCGTCCAGCGCGGGATCGTCCGGCCGTGGTGTCAGCCCCTGGGCGACGCTCGAGACTGGAGCACCCGCGGGCCGTGGGGCCAGGTGGCGGCCTATGCCGTGCCCTACCTGCCGGCCTGCTCGCCCCCGTGGGTCTTGGATCTGCCCGTCGTGTCGGCCTGGGCAGCCGTCCAGCGCCTGCGGGTGGCCCGGGGATCCGGGGCTCCGCCGGCCCTGCGCAGGTGGGCCCGGGAGGAAATCGACACGGGTGCACAATATCGGTTGACCGCGGAACGGATTAGGACTAGCTTACTTTTCATGAGCACCGCAACCGCCAGCCACTACGCCATCAAGACCGGCCGCACCTTCACCGTCGTCAGCGTCTACGCCGACCGCAACCAGTGCGCGGTGGATGCCACGGCCGGCGGGCGGATCGTCCACCCCTTCACGACCGACCGCGACATCAAGGCCGCCGCGCGCGACGGTGCCGGGGTCGGCTTCAAGACCCTGCGCGACGCCTTGGAGAGCCGCGAGGGCGTGACCCGTCGTCGCGACCTGGACTGTTGAGCGCCATGCTCCCCCAGTGATCCTCGCCCCCGATGACCTGCTGCCGAGCGGTCCAGCTCGCTGGACCCGGGAAGCCGTGGGCGAGGCCTGGGCCACATGCCGCCGCGCGCTCCGGGCCGCCTTGGCCGATCCGACGATCGAGACCGTGGTGTGCCTCGCCGGGGCGCCGGCCTCGGGCAAGAGCACGTGGACGCGCGACCACGACGAGCCGGGCCTGGTGGTCTTTGATGCGTGCTGGGCCGAGCCGGGACGGCGGCGCGCGCTGGCCCAGCAGATCCGGCAGGCCGGCAAGGTCGCGATCGCCGTGTGGGTCGTGACCCCGTTGGAGGTCTGCCGGGAACGCAACGCCGCACGCCCGCCCGATCGCCACGTGCCCGACGGGGCCCTGACGCGCTCCTGGCTGGCCCTGCGCGAGTGCCCGCCCTCGCTGGCCGAGGGGTGGAGCCGGGTGCTCGTGCAGGACGGCACGGCCCCGCGGGTGCACGACGACGCGCTCCCGCCTGAGCGGCAGCTGGAGCGGCTCGGGCAGGCGCCGGCCAACCAGGCTTGGGCGCTCGCGCGCGGGCGCGTGCTACCGGCCTACCGGGAGGCCATGGCGCGCCTGGGAGAGCGCCGCGGGGCCGAGCCGCCGCCCCGGGTGGCCCAGTCGCTGCGGTCGCTCGCCAGGGCGTTGGAGCGCGGGCAGGCCGGCGACGACCAGGTGGGCCGGAGCCTGGGCCGGATCGGAGCTCGGGTGGAGCGGGCAGCTGTGCGCGAGGTCCAGACCCTGGTGGGCGAGCTCGTGCCGGGGTGGACGGCTGAGCCGCAAGACGAAGCGGTCTCGGACTGGGCCGAGCGGGTGGGCCAGCAGGTGGCCGACGTGCGGCGCCGGCTCGCGCCCGGGATCGATGCCGCGGTGGCCGAAGCATGGCGCAAGGGCTGGACCGCGGCGGAGCTCGAGCGCCACTGGAAGGAGCACGGCTTGCCGCTTGACGGCGGCGGGACGGCGGAGGGCCAAGGATCCGTGCTGGCCCACGACGCCCACGCGGGCCTGGTCCAGGAAGCGACGCGCGCGCACCAGGAAAGCGCGGGCCTCGACTGGTACGAATGGGAGCACAACCCCAGCGCGCACCCACGGCCCGAGCATGTGGCCCGCCACGGCCAGGCCTTCCAGTGGAGCAAGCCGCCGGCCGACGGGCACCCCGGGACGCTGCGCAACTGCCGGTGTCGCGCCGTGCCGCTCGTCCGGCCCCAGGATGTGGAGCGGCTGCGCGCCGTCGAGCGCCCGGCGATCTCAAGCGCTCCGCCGCCGACGGCGAAGATCGAACCCGGGAGCCGCGGCAACACGCGCGACCCGATCCCGTTGGAGCTCGACGCCCCGACAAAAGAGGCTGCCGTTGCGGCGCTGGGCCGCGTGGGCCTGCGGGGTGTCGACATCATCGCGACCCGCAAGGGGCGATCGGGCGTTGGCCGCTACCAGGGCACGGACCCCGCGCGAGCCTCTCGGATCGCCTTGGGCCAAGAGGGCCAGGCTGACGACGGGAAGCCCGTCGAGCCTCTGCGGATCCTGATCGAGATCGAGCACGACGGGACGACGAGCATGCACCTGCGGGACGGCAACCACAGGGCGATCGGCGCGCGCGAGGCCGGGGCAACGCATCATGTGGCCGAGGTCGTGATCGCGCGCGAGACCGCCGGGGGCTGGACCGAGCAGAAACCATTCACGGCCGCCGTGGCCCTCTAGGCTCCGGGCATGCCCGACAGGTCACGCGCTCGGCCCCGACGTGTCACCCACGCCCATGCCGGCTACGCGCTGGCCAGCGCGGCCCTGACGGCCTCGATCGTGCTGGCCGAACAAGGTCAGTGGTACGGCGCCGCCGCGGCGCTCGTCGTCGCCACCCTGCTGGGCGAAGTGGGACGCCGCCAGCGGAGGCGCGCGTGAGCTCCCCGCAGCGGCCCACGCTGGTGGACGTCGCGGCGCCGAGCCCCGACGTGTCGGGCGTGCAGCCGATCGCCCACGAGTCCACGCTGCTGCGCGACCTGGCCCGCGAAGCCCTCGCCGAGGTCAGGGGGCAAGCGGCCGCGCCTGCTCCAGCTGGTGGCGGTCCGGTGGCGCCCCGCATCGGATCCGCGACGCTTCTCGTCTTGGCCCTCGGCGGAGCCTTCCTGGTGCAGCGCGGCGAGGCGACGCGCGACTTGGTGGCCACGGCCACGGCCGAGCAGGCCAAGGTGATCGCCACCATGGAGGCCCGGCTGGCTACCGTGGAGCAGGACCGCAGCGCCGACCGAGGACGCGAGATCAAGCGTGATGACGCACTGCGCGAAGCCCTGTTCGTCCTGGCCGAGGACTCGCGCGCCGTCTGGGATGCGCTTGAGGTCCTGCACGGCAACACGGCGCCGGCCGGCGCCGCACCGCTGCGCAAGCCCACGACGTCAAGCCGGCTCACGGGGCTGCGCGACACCGTGGGTCGCGTGGAGTAGCCTCGCGCCATGACCCGCTCCCGCAAGGTGATCCTGGCCTCGGGCCTCTCGCTCTCGCTCGCGACCGGCTACGCGATCGCCCAGTGGTGGCCGATCTTGATCTGCTGTCGCACCGACGGGACGGACTGCTACCCGATCGAGCAAGCCCAGTCGTGCCCCGGTGATCACCTGGTCTACGAGTGCACGTGCCCGACGACACTGCCCGACGGCACGACCGACTGCGGGTGCTAGCCCCAGTCGATCCCTTGCTGCTCATACGCGTTGACGTACCAGCGGGGCAGCGTCGTGGGGTCGATGCGAGCGTGATCACCGTCCGGCGAATACTGGATCGTGACGCCCAGCGCGTCGGCCAGATCGCCCACGACCTCGGCCGAGCTCATGACCGGCCAACCCCCGAGCGAGCTCGCCACGATGTCGAGGAGCTTCGTCTCTCGCTCCTCCCACGGCCCGCGGAGCTCCGCCAAGGTCTGGCAGAGCCGATGCACCAAGCCGGCCGTGGGTGCATTGCGGTCGTGCGGCAGGCCATCGAGGTAGCGCTGGGCCATGGCTCGGATCCGCTTGTTCTCGGCCAGCAACAGTCGTCGGCCCTGCCGCTCTTCGTCTGGCTCGCGCGGGTTTTCGAGCGCGATCCAGGAGTCCTGCTCGGCCCGGGCCCGCATCGCTTCAGCGTGCTCCAGGCTCTCGTGCAGCGCTTGGATCTCGTCCAGCAGCACCGCCGCGCATGCTCGAGCGGCGGTCAGCTTCTCGCGCAGGTCCGCCACGTCGTCGGCGTCGTGCGGCTCCGTGGCCTTGATGATCTCTGCCGCCTGATCCGTGTTCATGCGGCACACCTAGCACGTCTAGCCCAGGCCCGGCAGCCCCAGCGTCACGCCCGACGGCACGCCCACCATGGCCTCCGCGCGCGCGAGGTGTGGCCGTGCCCGGTCCTGCGCAGCCTGCCAGACCTCGCGCTCCAGCTCGGCGCCGACGAAGCGCCGGCCCTCCAGGATGGCCGCGATCCCGGTCGTGCCCTCGCCGGCATGGGTGTCCAGCACCAGGTCGCCGGGGCGGCTGTAGTCCCGCACGATGGCCCTCATGACCCCCAACGGCTTGCCCCCGCGCCGTGGGCTCCGCTCGTCGCCGGGCCGACGCACGTAGGCACCGGGGTTCGACCAGCCGCCTAGCCAGGCCTTGGCCTTGGGGCGCGAGGCGATCAGGTAGCAGGCCCAGGACGCCGGGCCGTCGCCTTGCTGCCTGACCGTCATACCCATGTCGACGATGGGCACCGGGGCGAACACGTACCGGCCCGCGCGCTCTAGGGCCGCGCTCCAAACCGGCGCCAAGATGTGGCAGGTGATCGAACAGAACCACCCGCACACGCGGGGAGACCAGTGCTCCACGTGCTCGTCCACCATCGCGGGCGTCATCGCCTCGTAGCCCAGCGACCCGCTCACCTCCAGGCCATCGTTCCCGTCGTGCACCTTGGCCGAGTAGGGCGCATCGAAGATCGCTGCGTCGACATCCTGGATGTCGGCCAAGGCGGTCTGCCATGGGCCGTGGCGTAGGTCGAAGATCGCCACCTAGCGGTACTCCACGGGCACGAGACGATCGGCCTCTCCGTCCATGTCGCAGGCCGTCCGGCGCAGCGCTGCTCGGCGCTCGCGGTCCTGCTCGTCGTCAGCCTGCCGGTGCAACGCCTCGGCCCGACGGGCGAGCGCGCGTGCTTCGTCCACGGTGGCGAAGTTGAAGGGCGGGCGCTGGTCGTGGCTCATGTCGTCGCGTCCTCGCGCGCTCGCCCGACGGCGTGCCCCCGCTTCCATGCGCGCAGGCACGGCGGGTGCCACATGCCGACGCCGGGCGCCCCCATCGTGAAGGCCTCTTCGTCCTCGACCCCCTCGGTGCGCAGGTCCATCAAGCCAAGGCAGCCGCAACAAGAGTCGGCGGGTTCGTGCTCATGCGCGACCATCACTCACCCCCGATCCCGCTCGGAAGCGGGGCCAGCACGGCCAGCACCACACGAGCCGGTGCCATGTTGGCCGCGCCCGGCGGCGTCGTGATGTACAACTCGCCTTCATGGCTGAGCCACACCTCAGCCCGCCCGTCCGTGGCGAGCCTGACCACGTTTGCGCCCTGGCCCTTTGCCCACTTCCACCCGCGGGGAAGCCGGTACATCAGGCACCCCCGGCGGCTTGCTGCCGCATCGCCAGGGCCTCGCGGAGCTGCGACGCTGCCAGCCTGTACTGCTCAGCTGTGCCGGTCGTCTGGGGAAACTGGCCCGGCTCCACACCGATCGCTCGCTCACTCACCCCCCTGACCTCGGCGCGGAAAGTATCCAGTGTCGTGCGGGGCGGGTTCTCGCCGTTGGCCCGCCGGTAGTCCTCGGCTCGCCAGTTCATCAGTGCCTGGCCGGCCGCGAGCCAGTGCGCGTGCGCTTCCGTGGTCTCCAGATCCGCCGCGGGCTTGGTCTTGCCTCTCTTGGCGGGTACCGGCTCAGGCGTAGAGACCGCGGGTTGCGTCTTGGTCTCGCGCGGCGGGTCCAGTAGGCGGCGGGCCGCGGCGGTCATGGCCTGTACCTGCGCGTCCGTGGGTTGGTCGTCGTACACGACGCCCGCGGCCTCGCGGATCTCCGCGTGGGCCTTGGCCGTCGTGATCCGCTGAGTTTGCGCGTAGGCGTCCCGTGCGGCCTCGTAGGCCTCCCAGAGCGGATCGGCCTTGGGCTCAGGCTCCCGATCCGGTCGGCGGTCGTGTCCTCGCGGTGCCTTGCTGGCCGCGTTGCCGTCGTCATCATCGTCGTCGGGACACACGGCGAGCGTGGCCGAGAGGCTGTAGCGGCGCGCGTAGGTGAAGGCCGATCCGATCTGCTGCGCCGTGGCGTTGCGGGCCAGCGGGATCGTGACCTTGCCGCTGCGGTATTCGTGCCCCTTCCAGAGCAGGACCGTCTCCACCACGCACTCCACGGCCGACTCGGTGATCACCGTGTGGGCCTCTTGCGGGTACGCGAACTCTTGTTCGTTCAGCGCGTCCTCGCAGGCGTCGCACACCGCGGCGAGCGTGGCGTATCGCGACTTGAATGCCGGGTTATTTCTATCTTTGCTCGCTCGCTTTACCTTTGCGAAGACGCGCGCGAGCGCGTCGTGGAACTCGGCCTTGCTTGGTGGTACCGTGCTCATGCCAACACATCTAGCACGGCCGTCTGCCGGGGTCAACCGACCTTCACGTGGCACCGGCGGACGAGCGAGACCCCGGGGGGCGAGGGCTTCCAGCGCAGGACGTCAAGCCCGGGCCGCGGCTCGATCGACAAGCCGGCCTCATCAAGCGGTGCGCCGATCTGACCCGGGGCCAAGGCGAGCCTCCACGCCCAGCCGCCGTGCGCCGGCTCCCGGCTCATCCACACGCGCCCGTGCCCCTCCACGTCGTACCGCCCCGCGCAAGGCGGCTCACCCTCCCGGTACCCGAGCAGCATGTCCGCGCCCGCGGCCTTGCGGTCGATCTCCACGCGAGCCGGCGTGATCTTCTCGGGCACTACGCGTTGCCACGCGGGCGGCAGGACCTGGACGTCGAAGCCCTCGCCGGTCTCCACCGCCGTGGAGCGCCGGACCGACAGCGTGAACGTACCCACGGTGGCCTTGGACTTCCCGGGCGCCAGGGTCTCCAGGAGCGTTAGGGCGTGACCCTCGGCCCACTGGCGCCGCTTGGCCAGCCGTTGCTCCACGCCGGCCAGGCGCTCGCGCTCGCGCACCACCGCGGCCTCCTGGTCGTCCAGCCATCGCAGGTAGCGGGCCACGTGCTCGGCGGCATCGCGGGCCGAGACGTCGCGCGCCGCTTCGGCGGCCTCGGTCTCATCCGTGACCTCGCCCGCGTGTTGGAGGTACAGGGCATCCACATGGTCTACGGCCTCGCCGTGGACGTGCAGAGCTTGGCCCACGGCGGAGCGGGGGCGAGCGTTGGCGCGGGCCTGTAGTGTGCGGTTGTCGGTCGTGGGCTTGGCCGCGGGTCGGCCGTGGAGATCGTCATGGTCTTGGCGTGACATGGCTCGTGCCTCGTGTCTCTTGCATGTGTGGCGGCGCGCGATCAAGGCCCCGCGCGCGTAGGTACTCCAGTGGCGGGTGGCCGATTCGGGGCACCCGGGCTCGTCGCACCTGACGGTGGTCATCGTGAGGTCTCCACGTGGTATGAAATGCACCACGTCCAAGGGTGGTCGGCCCAGGCCGCACCGGGGCGCTTGCCGTTGATTTGGTCCCACAAGCCGGCGAAGCCCCACCGGTGTGTGGAGCCGCTGGCCTGCGCCACGCCCTCGGCTCGCGCGTCTTCTTCGGTGATGGCCTGCACCCGCTGGACCCGTACATCATCGATCACGAGAGTGAGCCGCGAGGCCCAGCGGGGCATGTGGATCCCACGGCGCTCGCGTCCCCACTGGTCGCCGAACGACCCGCAGAGCAGGGCGCCGTGGGTCGTGTGGCCGTCCGCCGGGTACCGCAGCGGTGCCCACGGCTCCGGGTAGCCGGCATCCAGCGCCGCCTGGCCGATGGCCGTGGGGCTCTTGTCGTCCAGTTTGATCCCGGTCTGCCAGGCCTCGCGCACAACCAGGCGATCGCCGGGCACGCCGTACGGGCAGGCGGCCGCGTAGCTCTTGCCGCTCTTGCTGTAGCTCGGGCCGTGGTACGGCGGCGCCTCGCGGTCCAGCACGACCCACGCGCCCGACGGGCACGACCATCCCCAGCTCGCCGGGTCATCCTCTTGGCCCCGGCCGCCGATGAAGTCTGGCCAAGGCTGCACGACCCGGCGCGTCTGGGTCTTGCGGCCCTCCAGGCTCGCGACCACCAAGGGGCCGCGCATGAGGATCGGGCGCTCGCGGGTCATCGCGTCACCTCGCTCGGCTACTGCTGCCAGGGGAGGGAGGCCCATTCGGGAGAGGCGAGCATCGCACGCGTCTCCGCTTCGACGTCCACGGGCTCCCGAAACGCCGCTCGCCAGCGACTATGGAGCACGCGCGTAGCCAGCCATTGCAACCCGCAGAGCGAGCCCGCACGGACCGCGCTTTCGGGCGCAATGCCCGACATCAGAGCGGCACGCTCCGCGCAGGCGTTGTAATCCGAGAGCCACGCCCTGAACCGCCGCATCCTCACTCTCGCCTTGGCGTGGCACATGGCGATGCCGAAGGTGAGCGCCGGAGTCGTCCGGCTGGGTGTCCACAGCCACGTGCCGCCGTTGGGCCCCTTCGCTTCCACAAAGTGCGTGCCTGCGGCGAGCACCGGCGCGATGTGAATGGCGTCGCCGCGGCGATCCAAGAATACCACGAGTTCGCCCGCGCGTGGCCAAGGCTTGCTCTTGAGGCACTCGGGCCCCGGCCAGATCGGTTTCGTGCTCATGCCGGCTATGTAGCACAGCTCGCCGGTGCCGTGCTAGCATATTCGCGTGAGTGCCCACGACGATCTACTGACCGAAGCGCAGGCCGCCGCCCTGGTGGGCTGGACGCCGGCCAACATCCGCAGTCATCGCGAGCGCTGGGCCGCGGGCGTCCTGGCCGAGAGCCTTTCGGCCCAGCAGCGGCGCGACGTCTTGGCCGTGCGCCGCGGCGAGCTCCACGGCGCCCAGGGTGTCGTGGTGCTCGAGCCCGTCTCGCTGCGAGGCCTGCGGCTCGTCCGGGAGGTCGACGTGCCGGGCCCGGGCGACCTGCTGTTTCCGGCATGGGAGCTGACCTCCCTGGGCCTGGAGGTCGCGCGCCGGCTCCACCGAGGCCAGCGGGGCCAAGAGCCGCCGCCGCACTGCCTGACCGCGCAGGGGATCCGCTACCGCCGGGCCGACGTCGTGGCCTGGCTCTCGCGCCGGGCCGACGTGCGCGAAGCCGACCGGATCATCGCCACCACGATCCCGACCGTCGACGCCGCGGCCGTGCTGGGTCTCGCCCCGACGACGCTCCGATCCCTTCGCAGCCGTGCCCTGCGCGCCCAGGCCAGGATCGACGCCGGACGAGCTCGCCCCGACGATCCGGCGATCGCCAGCGCGTGCCCCCGGGGCCAGCGCGTCGGAGGCCAGTACCGCTACCGCCGGGCCGACCTGGATCGGTGGCTCGCCGATCATGGTCGCGCCCGTGGCCCCGACCCCCTCGAGGAGCCGCTGCCCGCGAAGCCGGGCCGGCTACTCACTGACCAGCAGGCGGCCAAGCTCATGGGCCTCGCAGCCTCGTGCCTGCCCGGCTACCGGTCGCGCGCCCGCAAAGCCCTGCGCTGGCTCGCCCAGCACCCCGAAGCCAGCGGCGACGAGCTCGACCGCCAGCGACGACGCGCCCGCGCGTGCCCGCCCCACGTGGTGACCCGTGGACGTCGGCGCTACCGGCTGGAGACCGTGCGGGCCTGGGTAGTTGCTCGTAACGCCTGACCGGCCGATTCTACTTGCCTGGGAATACCCGACGACGTATGGTCCGCCGGCATGGCCGAGATCGTGATCACCCTGCCGGGGTATCGGTGCGAGCGGTGCGGGCACCAATGGGTCGCCCGCGGTTCGCGTTGTCCGTCTTCTGACACTCGCCCGCGGCTCTGTCCGAAGTGCAAGAGCGCTTGGTGGGACACGCCGCGCCCCGCTCGCGCCGGGAGCACGGCCGGTGGCTGACGCGCCCGATGCGATCTTTGGCCTTCCGTTGTCACCCGGCGAGCGCTTGGTGCTTGTCCTGCTTTGGCGCTACGCCCCGGCCGGAACCGAGCGGCCGATCGTGTGGCCCGGCGCCGCGCGCTTGGCCGACGTGACCGGCTTCAGCGAGCGCGCGGTGCGGCGCATGCTGGCCGACCTTCGGCGCGCAGGTGCGATCGAGCGCTGCACGCGACCGGCCGCCGCGATGGCGAGCGGCAAGGCGTGGCGGTTGAACCCTGACCCGTCGGTCACCCTGACCGAGCGGTCCCCTGACCCACCGGCCCCCCCTACCGTGACCGACGGGTCACGTTCACCCTGTCCCGTCGGTCACCCTGACCCGTCGGTCACCCTGACCAAGCGGCCCCCCCTACCCGGACCGAGCG